CATACTTCCACCTAATCCTCCACCGCCCATATCTCCACCACCATCATCATCTCCCTCGATTTCACCATTCTGTTTTTCTATTTCCAATTGATCTTTAAGTGAACGGATCTCATCATCAGTGAATTCGAAAACTTCTTTGTATACGAAGTTTTTAGGTAAATATTTTCCAACATAATTGTCTATCGAATTGAGAACATCTAATCTCTGGTTTAATATGTCCAATTTGATGAACTGTGAGAAGAAATTATCATTATGATATACATATTTTATTTGAGATATAACGTCATTTATTTCGTCGGCATTAATAATCCTCTTAACGATAAGCTGAGTAGTTAATATATCATCGAAGATCCTAGAAAATTGTTTTCTGAGTTTCAATATGAATTTGAAAAATTTCAATTCTTCGATTGTTAATTCTCTACCTGAATTGAATTGTACTCCGTTATTTTCTTTATCTGCCCTTCTAGTATATGGAACTTTAAGGGCTCTCCAAATTTTATTTGCAAAATAGTTCAAATCTTCCACTTCAGATAGGTTTTGTCCACCTTGTAAAGTTGTCACCTCCGTTGTAGATTGTCCATTTCTTCTAGGTAACCAGAAATCTTCCGTCATTGCCATGAAAGCACCTTTTTCGTTTATCTCTCCAGAGTTAACGTCGTACACTTTTTCTTGACGATATTGTCTCATTAATTTTCTAATATATTCCTCAGATTTATTAGGTGGCATATTTCCAACTTCAATAAAAAAGATTCTACGTTCAGGAGCTCTAGTTATTCTATAAATGAGCAAAGCATCTTCTAGTAAAGTTAACTGATTTGAGACTTTAAGAGCTTTATGTAGATGGGAATATGGATAATATTTTCTTGGGTGGTATAATCCTGAATCCACATAAGTTATAAGTTCGACTGGAACTTTTTTAGTGGTAAAATTCTCAGAGAGAGTACCATTACTTTTAGGGATATTAAACATCATACTATTAGTGTTATAGTAGTTAGATGAAAAGTTAGGTTTTTTAACAATAAAGAATTCGTCCACGATTTTTTCTTTAGAGAAGCTCTCGTTAGCCATAGAAGTTCCGTTAGGGTTAATGGCATCGTCCATTACCGTATAATATGTAGTAAAATACGAATCTAGGGGGTTTATTTTTATAATACCGTCTCTGACATTATTGGGGTCAAATACTTTTTCTAAATATAGACATCCATCGATATACCATTGTCTGACTAGTTTCTGACCGTTATTATCGAAGTCTAATAGTATATCTCTAATATATTCAAACTCTTCTATGATAACTTCCTGGAGATTTTCTCCAATTTTATCACCTTTAAAATTGATAGATACTAGATTATCCTCAGATTCATCGTTGACCACGGTTTCATTGATAACTTCTTCGATAGCGTCATCTACTTCTGGTAGGGTTGACATATATCTATATTTTTCGATTGCTTGTTTATGTTCAAGCTCGTAGATATTAGAAGTTATATAATTAGTTGCTTCATTCATAAATCCATCAATTCTAATTGAACCATCTTTACCGTAATATTCACCGAACTCTGTTGTATATTTATCTTTAGGTTGTTCATCTTTGGGGAATCCTTTTTGCACAATCCGGTCATACTTATCTTCGACAGTTTTGTGGCTTTTTAATTTATTCATAAAATTAAACATACTCACGGCATAATCCTCCAAAGACAAGAAGCGTTAACGTAGACAAATAGTTCTACTCGCTTATAAAAATTAATCAATCTCATAATAAAACTCCTAGAGTTAAACTCTTTAATCATAATAATGTCTCCAATATATTTAGTGAGGATTAAACTCTAGAGAAATTGGCATCGTATCTTTTACCTAAAGTATTTTCACGAACGTCCACAACAATTTCAGCATCATCATTTGAAGCTGGATATAATACCAATTTAATCATTTGATCTGCTAGGGTTAGGTCTAGTTCGTTTCTGAGGGCAACTTTCGAGCCTGCTCCAGTATTCGTCCAGGTGTATATATTTTTAGTAATAACAGAAGAAGTATCTTTAGCTTCATAAATATAACTATCGTCATCAAAAATATCATTAATTCTGACACGCTCTTGTGTTAGGTCATATTTATAAGAAGCTCGCTCTAGAAGTAGGTCTACGGCACCCACAGGGGTATAGTTGATATCGAATACTATTTGGTCGGCGCTGTCACTTTTAATTTTATAATAACATTCTACTCGATAATCACTAATATACCTAACATTGTCATTTTTCGCCCACATACATAATGTTGGAACAATAGGAAATATATCCCAGTGTTCACCTCTAGGGTTTTGTAATTTTATCAAATAAGTATAATATGTAACCTCATTAGGTTCATATATGGATTGTAGGGCGGAATATAATTCAACGTGAGTATCGTCAGTGATACTTTTAACATACACGTGTTGTTTTTTTATTGTTATTTTTTGACCAACAAACAAATCTGTTGTGAAAGTTGTACCGTTACCTATAATTTTAGTAGGTTCGGTAGGGTCTACTGTTATATTTCCTGTTAGAATATTAGGTTTTTCACCTATGGTTTCTATTCTACGTTGAACTATAGTGTTTAATGTTGCGCCCTCTTGAAAAGCGATATATCTTAGTGGTTTAATATCATCTGCAACATTGAGGTTGCTAGATCCCTCTAACATTACAGGAATTACCCCATCTGCTGAAATCCTTTTAATTGTTCCTGTCGCTCCACCGTCAACATCTCTAATATTAGATGGTACGCTAAAAGTTTGGTCGCTTTTTAATGTTATAGCCATATTGTGAGCCTCCGTTTGTGTAAATATATAAAAACGTATAGGATTATTTAGTGCTTTGAATTATTAGTCTTAATTTATCTTTAATATTTAAAAACATATCAGATTTATCGTCATATTTAAAAATTGTAATTTTATCATCAAGATCTATAGGGTGTTTGGTCATTTTTAGGGTATACATTAGTATATAATTCAATATTGGGAATTTTCGAATTATATTCGTGTTAACTTTAGATTTATATGGAGTTTTAAATGTTTGTATTGTGTTTTTTATAATTATTTGGTTAAAAATTATCTTTTTCATACTTAAAGGCATATCTGACGTATCCAACACTATCCCCATATTCACGTTCATAGGTAAGAAATAAATTTGGTCGTCATCATAAATTATAACTGTTTTAGTTTTCCAATCAATAGTCCATGCATTTTCTTTCATCAACATTTTCAATTCTTTTTTGATATTACTCATAATTTTAACCATTTTTCTGTTATTATTTGAAATTCCATCCCGTTTTTTTCAGCAACAAGTTTAGCGGCATCCCATTTAGCTACATTTATAGCATATGTTATACATTTTTTCTTATAATTATCCGTTATTCTCTGTGGCTTTTTAGGTGGAATAGTTTGAATTTCTGGTTTTATTTCTATTATTGCTGTTTTTATTTTTTTTAAAGGAACATTATGCTCTGTCATTATAATATCACCTTGTTTTTTTATGAAAAGTTCATTAGTTACCGTGCACACATACATATCATCCACATTTCCAATTTCGTCATTTGGTACTCTTACTATATTTCGAATTGGTGTTATTATGTTGTGTTTATTTTCTATTATGAGTTCTATTTGTATCCGTTGTTTGTCTGAATATTTATTTTTATCGACTTTTTCCCAATAATCAGGTTTTCTTTCTACATCATCCGAGCGGTATTTTATCCAAAAATCTAAAAAATACCTATGTGTTTTATTATCTGTGGGTTTAATGTATGGTATTACAAACTCTTCGGATGCCCATTCTAATATTGCGGGGTTATTATCACATATATTCATAAATTGTAACTCATAGGAGCTTCTATATATGATCTCGTTAACATTTCCGGCATATTTGTGTTTATTTTTAGGTCGATATATACCTTGAACGTATTTTGTTTTTTTTCGTTTCGTCATTTTAAAATATTAAACCTCAAATAATTCATTTTTCCACGCTTCATTTTCGTCTAAGGGGTCATATCCTATCTCGTTATCTTTATCCATTCTATCAACCCTAGGTACGAGTGCAAATTCCCAATTTTTTAAATGTTTTTGTGTAAATTGGTATTTTTTATTTAAATCATTATCCGATTTTTCTATAATATATTGGAATTCTCCAAAATATTGAACGTCTACTATTCCCTCCTCGTAATATTTTTTGAAACCCTCTCTGAATTTGTCCATATCAATGACTGGACAGGTTTTACCTTGTTGTTTAGCACTATCATTCTCGTAATGTCCAACTATTCTATTATAATCTAATCCTAACAAAGGTTTATTGTCATCATCTTTTCTACCGTCCACGTGTTTATATTTGTCAAAATACTCTTTAAGTAATTTTAACATCGATTCAAGTTGAAATTTGGTATATCTACCTTCCCCAGCTAGAGATATGCCTATAGAACATTTATTTAATTCTGGGCAATGTGCACCATTTGAAGATATTGGTCTACCATCAAAAACTTTACCATCAATGAAAGAGTTATATATACCTTTATTGTTAGTTGTTCCATTTTGTATCACGTGATTATATCCAATATCTCTCCATTTGTTCATTTTTACGTGAATCCTATATATGAAATCTTTAGTTGCCCACGCTGATGCAGTGCAATGAATTACTATATGTGAGAACCATTTTTCACCTTTATATTTTGTTTTTGGTTGAGATTTTCCGTGAAAATCTAATTGGGGTGGTTTTACACCTTCCCCTGAATAATTGTCCATTCTATGAATATCCCCTTCGTCGCTCATATTAAATGACTCGTGAGACTCATAATATGGGTCTGTTGCGTCTATGGGGTCAACTCCTTGAGATTCTAGCTCCTCTGCTGTTTCAATTTGCCCCTTATCCATATTCTTTTTATTAATTGCTATAGTTATCTCTGGACTAGATATTTTAGGTGGGGCATATTGTATGCCTGGATATAAAATATTAGGTAATGTTCCAGCTTCCGTTGGTGGTAAGGTTGGAGCACCTTTGGATACAACAATATGTGTATGTGTGGATAACCAGGTTGATAATTTCATACCACCCACAGCAACATCTTTAATGTCTTTAGAGTTTATATTCACTTTACCACTAGGGAGTAGCGTTATAGTGTTTCCACTCATCCCATTCTCTATAGAAGTTGTCTGAGTTGTACCATTCATTATAACTTTGTTATTAGTTGGGGTAGTTAATGTGGTCTTAGAGAGCGTGTCGTCCATTTCTAGAACGTTTCCACCCTTAGTGTACAGTTTGATATTAGATAGAACATCTTTCATCTCTAACACGTTACCACCCTTAGTATATAGTTCGATATTGTTGCCGGAATCGTTTAAACTCAGAGTGTCTCCACCTTTTGTTACTATTTCTATCATATCTTC